AACCGCGAACGCTCGGACATTGAGCAGGACGGACTTACCCACCGTCGTCCTCCTTCCTGCTCTTGCGCCGCGCGCGCGGCGGCGGGTCGGTGACTTCCTCGGCCACCTCGGAGGCGACCAGGTGCGCGGCCACGGTGGTCGGCAGGTCGTCGACCACGTCGCCCACGGCGGGCCACGGCCGGTCGTACAGCACCGCACCGTCGGGCATGCCGGTCAGGATGCGGATCTTCATCAGGTACTCCCGTCTCCGATGACCTTGATGACGAGTTCGGCGCCCACGTAGGTGGAGCCTTGGTGCTCGAACCACCTGTAGCCCTGCACACGCTGCAGGTGCAGGTCATCAGCCAGGCCGCCCAGGGCGTGCTCGCCGGGGGCGCCGCGGGCCGCCTCGATCGCCTGTTTCAGGGAGGCCGGGCCGCCCCCGGACAGCAGGGCGTCGATGATGCGCTGCGAGGACCGGTCATCCGCCCGCCCGGCCAGGACCCGGCACGTGAACAGCAACTCGTCCAGGCGCCGGCCCATCGCCTTGTCGAAGTTGATCTCAACCTCGCCGACGAAGAAGCACGGGGCGACGACCGCGTCCGGGACGTAGCCGGTGCACACCAGCTTGCCGATGCCGGTGGGCAGGACCACCGCGCGGGCGGCGTCCGCGATCGCGTCGCGCACAGCGGAGATCTGCACGTCGTCTCCTATCCGAAGCCAGGGAGGATGAAGTGCTCGATCAGCGCCCACACGTCCGGGTCCCGGCGGGACAGCCGCACGACGCCCCACTCAGCCGAGCCCGTGACGCCCTCCGGGCTGTCCTTCCGCTTGTACAGACGGGACGCCTGAATGAGGGTGGCCTGCTCGATCTCCTCGGGCACCGCCGGCCAACCCCACTGGGCTGTGACGCGGACCCGTGCCGTGCCGGACCCCCAGCCCGTCGACGTGCGCAGCAGGGAGGTGACGGCCCGGCCACGCACGAGGGCGTTGTCCGGGCCGGTCTCGTAGTCGGTGACGGCGGTGAACGAGCCGCCGGACCCGGTTTCCACCAGCGTCGGGGCGGCGCCCGCGTCGTCGACGAGGAGCCGGGCCCCGAGCGCGTCGTACACCACCTTGCCGAGCGGGTTGTAGGTCCGGGCGCTGGCCGTCTCATCGAGGTAGAAGCGGCGGCCGCACGCCCGGTCGATGCTGCGTGAGGCGGCGGTGAGCGCCTTGTTCAGCAGAGTGTCCCGCGTGGCGTCGTCCGCCTCGAGGTTCAGCATCTCTTTGAGGACGTCCAGGTCGGCGTACTCGTTGGCCACGGCCTACTCCTTGGCGCTCTGGCCCTTGGGCTGCGGCTTGCGCGGGGTGTTGGACGCCCGCTTCGTGGCGGGGGCGGGCTTCGTCGTCTCGGCGGCCGGAGGGACGGCCTTCTCCGGCTCCGGGGGCGTGGCGGTCTCCTCCTCGCGGGGAGAGGTGGACGCCTCTTCGGCGATGCCGGAGGCGACGAGGTGGGCGGCCTCGGCGGCCGGCAGTTCCACGACCTCGCCGCGCGGCGGCCACTTGCGACCGTTGCGCGTGCCGGACAGAGCGACGAGCATGCGGATCTTCACAGCGGTCCTCCTCAGGCCCGGCTCACGGGCGCGTAGCGGGGCGAGTTGAGGGCGATCAGGCATCCGACGATGCCGCCCGTCGACGAGCTGGCGGTGACGACCTGGGCGCGCAGGTACCGCTTCGTCGCGCGGACGCCGACCTCGAAGACCTTGCCGTCGTCGGCCGCGACCACCGCGGGCGGCGCACCGGTGAGCTGCCCCGAGTCGACGGCCGTCCAGCCCGTCGATCCGTCTGCGGACTCCTGTACGGCCACGGTGTGCGTGCCGTCGGTGACCACGCCGGTCGTGACGATGAGTGTCGCCTCCTGCATTCCCCCGTTCACGGCACGGTCCACAGCCGTCCCGCTGAGCGTTCCGTCGGTCAGCGCCACCGGTGCGATGGACACCTTGGTCAGTGTGTTGTCGTACTGCATGGGTCCTCCTCTCGGGCGCGCGGCAGGCCGTGGTCGTCACGGCCTACCGCGTGCTTGGCGTTCCGGTCAGGAAGCCCCGCCGGTGAAGGTCTTCACCGCGCCGGTCAGGTCGACCAGGGCCGCGTCCGCGCGCATCAGCGCCCGGAAGGTGACGAGGTCCGCGTTGAACGCGAACTCGTCGGACCGCTCGAAGCGGATACCGCCGGCCATGCGGATGAAGTACTGCGAGATGTCGCCGAAGATCACGGACTCGGCGCCGAGGCCGATGTCGGCGACGTTCGGGTCCGTGAGCACGGGCTTGCCCAGGATGGTGTCCGGGGTCCCGGCGACGACCGACGGCTGCCAGATGTACTGGCCCTCCGTGGTCTTGATCTTCCGGAGGACACCGGCCGTGCCGTCGTTCATGATCCAGCGGCAGGAGCTGGACATGCGGTACGGGGAGATGACCGAGTGGAACAGGTCGATCAGCAGGTCCGCGCCCTCACCGACCGTGGACTGCGAGCCGAAGCCGCCGGACTCGCCGGTCGGGCCGGTCGCTCCGGCCGTGGCGTCGGTGACGATGCCGCGCGGCTTGCCCGAGCCGTCCCCGGTGATGGCGTGCGCCCCGAACGCGTTGCCGAGCGCGCGGCCCGCCTGCATGGACAGGTAGCCCTCCAGGTCGACGCCCGCGTCTGTGAGGAGCTCGCGCGACACCTGGATGACGGTCCCGTACTTGTAGGCGCCGAGGGAGACCTGGCCGAACGCCGGGTCGGACTCGCCGATCGGGCCCGCCTCGGTGACGATCGCCGCCGAGGAGTGCGCGGTGGTCTTCGGCACCTGCAGCGTCTCACCGCTGGCGGTGTTCAGGACGGTCGCGCCGGCCTGCATGATGGCGCTCGTCTCGATGAGGTGCGCCACCAGCTGGCCGTAGAAGTCGGTCGGCACCGTCGCGCCGCCCGCTCCCGACGACAGCTTCGACAGATCGCGGAAGGACACAGGCCCGGCCGGGACGACATCGAACGTGCGGCCGCCCTCACCGCGCAGGAACTTCCGCAGTTCCTCGCTGTTGGCCGGGGCGTCCGGGCCGCCCTTGCCGCGGGGCTCGCCGCGCAGCTTGGACATGGCGTCCTCGGCGTCCTTCGCGCGCTGCTCGCCGTCGATGACGGCCTTGATGCGCTTGTCCAGCGCGTCCAGCTCTGCGTTCAGGGTCTGCCACGAGGACTCCTCCTCGCCGGAGAACGTGCGGTTCTCCTCGGCCGCCGCGTCGGCGAGTGCCTTGGCCTGCTCCCAGACGCGCATCCGGCGCTCCTGCAGGGACTTCACTACCTCGGACATGGTCCGATCTCCTCACTGTGAATCAGGTGTGGGGTCCGAGGTGGCTGTCGGCCTGCCTCGACATGCGAAAGGCCCGCACCAGCGGGCCGTCGTGCTACTCGGTGGGGTGGCTGTCGGCCTGCCCCGGGTGGGTCAGAGGTGCGGTGATTCGCGTCGGGCCAGCAGCGCCATACGCGCGGCCGCGCCCAGCGTCTGCGGCTTTGCCGGGCCGGGCCCGTCGCTGCGGCGGAACAGCTTGCGCAGCTCGTCCTGGCGGGCCAGGGAGCGGACCTCTTCAAGGTCGGCCCCGACATGCGCGGCCAGGGACCGCAGGCCGGCCGACGAGTCGGGGTAGGCGGGGATGTTGACCGGGGCGACGTCGACCAGCTGCGCCCGTACCAGCGTCCGCATGGGGAACCCCTGGTCGGTCATCCCCCAGTCGTCTTCCACGGTGCGGAACGCGAACGACGACTTGCGGACGTCGCCGCGCGAGACCAGTTCCAGGATGTCGGCGCGGGCCTGCGGCGGGTCAACGTCGTACAGCAGACCCTGGTCGTCGATCGACAGGCGCAGCGTGCCGCCCGCCACCGTACCGAGGAGCATGTTGTCGTCGTGGTTGTAGCGGGCGATGACGTCCGGCCAGCCGTCCCCGCGCGACTTGTTGAACGCGCGCGGGTCCACCACCTCGACGAAGCCGCCGAGGTTGGACGACTCGCGGTTGAACACGGCCGCGTATCCGCTGATGGTCTTGCGCTGCTGCTCCTTAGGCGCCCGCAGCTCGACGGGCACCGGCGTGTAGCGCCTCTCCAGGTCGGCCACGGTCGGCCTCCTCACTGAATGGGGTTGGGGTCGCCCGGCCCGGGGGCCGGACCGTTGGTGGGTCTGCCGATCAGCGACACGGGCAAGTACTTCTGCCCCTGGCCGTCCGGCAGCGGCGGCAAGTCCTCGAGGGCGCGGACCTCGTCGCGGTTGCGCCAGCCGTCGTTCAGCGCCATCGAGTGCGCCTGATAGCGGGTCATCAGGTCGAC